TCTGCAGTCCATTCATCAAATAATAGCCTACCATATTCCTGCACTGGGTTACGCTGTGAATTGAAGTACTGGAAGAATTCTATCTCATGCCTTCTCCTGTCATGTGATGTACCAGCTCCTGCTATAACGTAGTTAGTAGTGATAACTATCTTAGGGCTCCTTTCAAATGGGATGTATATCTCATCCTTATTCTTTCTATTGACAGGTATCCCCTCAGTGATCAGTGAGAATAACTGCTCAAAATCAAAGTTCTTTTTTACATCATCAAATGCTAGTACCTGAGTATCTAGATTCACCCTCTGATATACGAAATCACTTTTACCAGGATTAAATGCCTTACCATCTATCTTAATTACCTTCCGGATATTACTCAATGCAGTAAGTACTAAGCTCTTACCACTACCTCCATTCGGATTATCATCTATCTCCTGATCATTAAATATAATAGCCTTCTGATCTGTTTTATCTTTGAATGTATGCAGCAGGTATCCTAATGTGGTTTCCATAGCCTCTATTCTATGATCATCCTGAGCTGATACCTTATGTATAAAATCTTTGAAATTATTATCGTGAATCGCGATTCGGGTATAATTCCTATTAATAATCTGACCGGACCATATATAACCATCTATATCTATGTAGCTCAATAGATCAATGCTATTCTTAGTGATTCTTACTACTCCGTTATTATATGGGATGTAACTGATATTCCTATCATCCTGCAGAATCTTCATATCTATGCTATCTAGCATATTTAGATAATTCTCAGTAAACAAATTTGTTGACTTCGCACAGTGATTATATACATCCAGCTCACCCTGTGCTTTGAGATAGTTCAATACAAAATCCTTAATCAGCTCTGTGCTGCTCTCATTTACTTTATTCTCTTGAATGTATACGAATGTAGGTTTCTTAGAGCTCTCAGGATAGTACTTAGCAAATCCATGTTTATGAAGGAACTTAGAGAAATCCATAGGGATGATTCTCATCTTAGTACCTTCCCCTTCCCAGAATATATCATCCATATTCTGCACATCCTTCTGCACTGATTCTATGATATCATCATCTACTCCTAACTGCTTCTTAATATCATCCTTATTAATGCCATCCTTTAGCTTTAACTTTACCCGGTCCACAGTAGTTTTATCCTCGAAGTACTTAGTACCGAATGCTCCCCTCCTGTATGCTGAGCTCACTGCTGTGTTAATCTCATAGGCTGAGAAATCAGGCTGCTCATACTGCAGGAGTAACTGCTTAGTTACCCTCTCATCTATACCATACTCGCACATGCAGATAGCTACCCTGTATATCCAGTTATTCCTACCTCCATTAAATTCACCATGATTGAATCGCATGATGAGCTCTATTATCTTATCCTCATTGGTTAATGGGAGCACTGGCACCCGTTCACTAACTGAATATCCCTTATCTTCCAGGATATCGGTGAACACATCACAGAATTCATTTAGATAGGCATCAGGATCATATGATTCAAAACATACCCTGCTGATATTGCAGTTAGCCTGATCGAAGTAATCACTCTGGAAGTATTCCTGGAATGCTCCAAATCTCCTCTTATGTTCATACTTATCAGACTGTGGTATTCTAATCACTGCCTTTAGTCCTAATCCGGATGGAGATGTGAATACCATGTAGACAAATGGGCAGGCCTGCAGCTTCTCTCTCTCTACCTGCATGATGTCAGTATCCGGATACTTATCAAAGTCCAGGATGCAGAGTCCTGAATGCTCTATCATTCCATCATCCTTCCTCTCATTGAAGGTCCCATTAAACATGATGGCCATGAGCTTATTCTTATGCTCACTCTCCCCATCTCTGATTAGGTTTATTTTGTTAATTAAATCAGGATTACCATTCTTTATCCTGTTGAATACTTCTATAGCTGTTAGCTTGAATGGGGTTTCTTTAGAATTGTAAAGAGACCTGAAAACGGAAATTGTTGGGTTATACATAGCGGACAAATATAATAAAAGACAATGATAAGACAATAAAAGACGGAAAAAATAATTTATCGTCATGTCTATAAATCAATGCTGGATTAGGTTTTAGCAATTCCGTGACGATGTGACGATAAAAAAACAAAAATTTTAATGTGTGCATAGTAGTAATTTATAGAGTAGTATATATAGAGAATTGACTCAGCGTCATGTACCAGGCAAAAAAAGAGGAGCTACTGCTCCCCTCTCTCCGTATATAACCCTTAAAAAATTATGATACATCAAATGTAGTGCTTAATTCTTTAGAAGTCATCTGCTCCTGGAAACTTCTTAATAACTTTGGGGAAAAGTTACCGGTAATGGTTACCCTAGCTTCCTCATCATTCAATGGCATGACATCCACATCAAAGATATTTATATCTAATCTCTTGGCTCTAATCATATCAGGGATAGGATGGATGAATTTAAGATAGTTAGCATCCTTATTCTTGTACCAGTATTTATGCTCATAGATGCCATGCACTACGCTGCTGTGATCTCTGTTGAAGTATCTTCCTATCATGGTAGTAGTCATGTGCCTGTGCTCACTCATGTAGTTATATAGGTAGTATCTTTTGCTTACTAGGTCCTGCTTTCTACTGGGAGTATCTAGCTGATACATCTTAATGATATTTAATATATCCTGGTTAAGTACTTTGCTCAGTTCAAATAGTTCCTCATTCATTTTAATCTATTTTTAATTATTTCTATATATTCTGTATCTATCTCAAATCCTAAAAAATCATATCCTAAATCCTTTGCTACCTTCAATGTAGTGCCACTACCTGCAAATGGATCAATAATCAATGTACTAGTATCTGCTGTGGTTAAAATTATTCGCTTAATAATCTCTTCTGGTATCTGACATGGATGAGTAGTTTTTTCTTTACTTACATTTTTAACCTGATTAACTTCCCACCAATCATATAACTTAGCACCTGTTTTACCCTGATTAATTAATTTAATTACTCTCTTATCATTCGGATTTTTATATGGCTGAGTAACTTTTCTAAAATCAGGCTTACATCCCCACCATGATATTAATCTAGACTGTTTACCTGTATTACTATTATATACCCAGCTCACTACCTGTTCACATTTAATTTTTAATGCCAATGGAAGTAAATTTATAGTCTCTTCTGGATAGTGAATTATAACACATGGCTTAGGTATTGAGCTAAGTAAGTTGATGTACTGATCAGTAGATAGGTTATCCTTATAATCTGAATAGTGATATTTTTGATTATATGGAGGATCAGTAATTACTAATCCATTAGGTATATTATGATTCCTAAAATCATCATTTATTATATCTTTCATATCTTCTTTATTTTAAATGTTCCGTAAACATGAGTACCTGCTGACCTGAGTTGTGCTTTTTTCCATAGGCAGAGGGCTCTTGTGTGATAGTCATAACTTTCGCTGAGCCTATCTTCGTAATAGTATGATAATCTAAACATGAGTTTCTAGCTTTTAAGTATTCGATATATAGGGGAATGTTAAAGGAGCCCCCTTTATCTCCTGCCATTGACTGCCTGGTCCACCATTCAGCCATGCTGTATAAGTCTCTACCGATAATCATAGGTACCTCCATTCATCTTCATCATAGTAGTTAGCAGGATCTGTTAACTCCTCTATGATATTATTCTCACTAATATGTAATTCTATCTGATATTTTACATCAGCTATCTCCTCATCAGTGAGCTCATACTCCAGCTCCACCTCTGCAGGAAATTCTATAGCATTGAAATCATTTAGCTCAATGTACCAATCTCCATGTAAATCTCGGATGACATAACTGCAGCTACCTTCCATGAATGCTCTCTCAAAGTAGGCTGTATCATTTGTTACTTCTGTTACTAGCATATCATTAAAAATAAGATGTTATACATAGCTACCATAGTACCCACGACTATAGCCATACCTCCTACTGCTTTGAATAGTTCTTTTTTCATTTTTTTAAGTTTAAACGGATTAATAATTCATCAATGGTATGTAGTTCCTTCCATGCTCTTTTTGTATCTGGATCTAATGATCCAAATGCATCTCTACATTCTACATAGTTATCATACAGCTCCTGATGATAAGCTAAAATTTGGTCTAAAATTTCTTGTTTTTCCATAATTTTTGTTTTTAATTATTTTCCTAAAAATTCAACTACTTGTTTAATGCTTCTAGCTGTACGATTCCAAAATGAAACATTCAACTCGTTTGAGTAATTGTGTACTAAAAATTTAGCACGTGAATCAAATCCTGAATTTTTTTTATCCATTGATGTTAATCTAATAACTAGAACTCCATTAACATATACATGGGTGAATTTGTCATTTGTAAATTCGCAAATTTGTTTTTTTGTTGTTATAGTTTTCATAGCGTTTTTTTAAATGTTGTGCCTTATTGACCTTACAAAGATATATAACTTTTCATATATGCAAAACATTTTGCACATTATTTTTTAATTATGCACAAATTTAGAATGATTCTAAATAAGAAATGCAGCTTTTAAGCTGAATAATCTCCGCAAAAATCAGGCTATAGACTTACGCTTGTATAGATATTCCTGATATTTAGTAAATACCAGGTGATTTATTTTATGATGCTTATTGCATTCTTTACATTTAAGCCAATGATGTACAGTACCGGCAGTAGTAACTACTTTTTTATTATATCGGAAGTTAGCAGCTCCGCACTCAGGGCATTCATACTTATCCCCTCCATGCTGTACTGCATAGTTATGATTAGCTAATGTGTATGCATTTAGCTTATTGAATACTGCCTCTAGCACCTCCACATCCATCTTACAATACTTGACCATCTTATCCAGTGCTGCCTGGTCTTTACGGAATACAATATCCTTCCATAAATCTAGGCCTCCTGTATCCATCTTAGCTCCTACATTTAGGAATTTAGCTATGTAGTCAAGTTTATTGCTATTAAAATTAAAGTACTTTTTAGCCCATTTAAGAGTATCTATACTCTTTGGGGATGGCATAACACTAATACCATGAATTAAAGCTCTTGTACGTATCCATTTCAAATCAAATCTATCCCCATTGTGAGCTACAATTTCATCCGCTTGAGCTAGAATCTTACAGAATTCTTTTAGCATATGCTTATCACTTTGGCTCTTTGACCATGTTAGGCTGTGAATCTCATCCTCACCCTCCCATTTATAGCAGATGCATATGATGGCTCTCTCATGGATGATATCTCCAGGATTAATAGTTAGATTGTATCCTGTTCGCCAGAATACTCCGACATTAAAGGATGTTTCAATGTCGTAAAATAGTCGTTTTCTCATAGCTTAAATAGTAGAGCTATCCTATCTAGTAGCCCTTTTTGTATTAGAAATCTAAGGAATATCCCTAGAAGGAATGATATAACAATAGGCCACCATGCCCATCTGTATTTAACTACCTGCTGAGCTTTGGCAGTTTTCCACTGAGTATCCCCTTTTATCTTTAATGTTTTAATCCGTTCCTTATACTCTATCTTTGTTTGCCATCTAGTTTTAGGTACATAGATGTTGTTATACTTAATGATAGTATCCTTAGTAGTGATATACTTCTGCCATACGATAGTATCATTTATGATCACTGGGATGCTGTCTATGGTAGTTATCCGGATGGTATCACTATCCTGTACTAACTGCAGGCCATTCTTTAATGCTTTCTTATAGTGCCATTGAGCTCGCTTTGGAGCTGAGCAGGATAGAAGTATCAATAGTGGTAGTAAGTATCTCATAGGCTTTGTAACATCTTAATCATTCTAGGACATGGATAGATATCACTCTTATCTTTTCTCACTGAGTTATGTGTATAGATTCCAGGAGTGCCTTTGAATGCCTCTTTGTCAATGGCAAATATCTCTGATCTATATGCCTTAGGTATATCATACGTATCACATAGATACTCCACTAACTGCCGAGTAGATTCTATCTGTGCATCCGTATACTTGTACCAATGAATGTGCCCTTTGTATGGCTGCTCTAAGGTAGTAACCATAGAAGGATCTACAGCTCTTTTAACATAGTTATAGTACTTCCCATCCTTTAGCTTTAATGGGCCCCAATTACATACCTCAATTCCTACGGATAGCTTGTTCAGATTCTGATACTTAGCTCCATTCTTAATGAAATCCTCCGTATCAATACCTAGATGCCATGCCCAGTGCCGGGAAGAGAAGCACTGTACTATGGTACCTCTTTCTCCTACCACGAATGCAGTAGCTATCCTGGTCTCATTACTATTCCAGTATCTACTAACTGCAGCAGCATCTCCTCCACCTGCTGTATGGTGCAGGTAAATTTGTGTTTTTTTGCTATCCTCCTGGAAGTACTGACTATCAGATAGGCGTACCTGTAATATCTTCGTTATGTCTAATTTCATCTACCTCTTTTTTAATCTCCTTAGCTCTTGCGAATAGGTTTTTCATAGCCTGCCATAGGTCAAGGCCTTTCACTGCTTTATAGTTCTCGTTAATGCTCATCACCTCAATAGATACTAGGATGAGTGCAAGCACCTTAGTGAGTAGTAACTGAACAGAAAAAAACTGCAGAATAATGTTATTGAGTATGAATGTATCTATCATGTAGAATAATACAACAGTTACCTCATATAATAGCATCTTACTAATGATAGCAGATAGGCCCCTGCTAGTTATTTTTACCTTATTCTTATAGCTCTTCCATATACCGGTAACAGTATCTAATACAATAACGAATCCTACCAGGAATAACAGCCCGGATATCGGCATAAGGAATGCCCATAGCATAGCTA